GCGCTTGAGCTCGGCGAGGGCGGCGGCGATGTCGGCTGGTTTGTAGGTCATGCGTCCGCCACCTTGATATGCAGCTCGCGCCGTCCGGCGTAGTGGCGGAAGAGGGCATACGCGAGATTGCCGAGCCCCAGCGTCCACCAGCCGGTGAGGAAGAGGACGATCAGGTGCCCGAAGAGCGAGCCCCAGCCGCCGGCCTGCGAGAGGACGGCCACGCGGTCGCCGCGGGTGTCGATGCTCCAGCCCTCGACCTGGGCGTCTTCGATTGCCTGTTCGTATGCCGCGGGCGGCACGCGCTTGACTGATACCGTAGTGTTCATGGGTAGTATTCCTCCTTGTTCTCAGTGGTCAGACGTTCGACGATGCGCCCCGCGAGGAAGTGCTCGAGGACGTCGGCGGGCGAGTCGTTGCCGGCCTTGTTCACGGTGTTAACTTGTGTCATGTGTTAAACTCCTTCATATGTGTTAACGGTGTTAACTACGATTTTCAACGGTCTTCGAGTCCGGCCGCTCCCCAAAACCGCCCGGGGCCGATCCGAATCCCGGCGTCCTTCAGTACCCGCCTCACGGTGCGTACCGAGGTGCCGGGCATGGCGTCTGCGATGCGGTGGTGACCGAGCCCCTCCCCCCACATTTGGAGGATCAGTATGCGCGCCTCGGCTGGGATCTCGCGGCGCTCGTGCTGCGACCCGCGGATCTCTATCCCGCGCCGCCGCAACGTCGCCGATATCCGTTTCGGGTTTACATGGTGGGTTTTGTGGAGGGCCTTGATCGTCGCCCCCTCCAGGTAGTCGCGGCAGATCCGGTCAGCCGTTACATCGTCAACGGCGCTTTTCCCCCAGTGGCAGGGGCTCATGCCTTCAGCCCCCAGGCGTCTTCGAGGGTGACGGTGAGCGCGGTCAGCCCGTCCAGGTATGCCGCTTCTGCCGGGAGCATGTTCGGCGGTCGGTCGCGGCCAACGAACGAGGCGACCTTCTGCCGGCGGAATTGTGCGAGCGTCTCGAGCATGTCGGCCAGCGCGTCATACTCGTCGATGCCGTCGGCGTTACCGAGCCGGACCTTTTCGGTGAGTTCGTCCATTCGTGCGGTGGCGTCAGTGATGATCGCCGGGTCGAGCCGGGTCAGGCCGGCCGCGTCGCGCTCGGTTGAGAGCGAGAGCATGAGGGTGTCGAGGATTTCAGACATGGGTGTTCTCCAACATGGCGCCGGCCGTTGCCGCGATCTGCTTTCCCATCTCGTGGCACTCTTCCTTCAGGCGCTGATCCTTGAGCAGTGCAATGCGGAAGACATCGGCCCGAAGGGATCCCCAATACAGGGACTCGCCGGCATAGTATTCCCTGAACCGGGTCGCGATCTCGTCGTCTGGCGGGAGTCGGCCGTACTTCTCGAAGATCCACATTTTGGCCTCCTCGATCACGGGTTCGAGCGTCTTCTTGCGGACGCCGTACCGCGCGATGATGGGCGACATTCTGGCCTTGACGAGTTCCTCCCAACAGTCGTGAATGATCCGCTCTTCGTTCCGGGCGAGTTCGATCCGTTCGCGGACCAGGGCGATCTTCTCACGGGCCGCGAGTGGAAGGGTGTCGGGGGCGCTCTTGTGCGTGACGAACTCCCGAAGGGCTTCGTTGCAGACCTCTGAGACGATCCCGTGTCCCCCGATCATCTTTGCGGCCTCCTTCAAGTCCTCGTCAAAGTGCACTGTCGACTGTCCCATGCCGGCCTCCGGTCAAAAGAATAAGTATATTTGACTTCAGTTTTCGATCCGTCCGGGACGTCCCGCTCCTCCCTCCATGCCCCGACATTCGTACTAAGTTATTTATAGTTTTGAAAGCCCACCTATACAACGCCCTTCTTCTACCGATTGGTGTTTGTTTATAAACCCCCTTCTGAGACGACGCCGCACTCTCGAAGGCGGCAGAAAAACTGAAGTGAAATATGTTTATTCTTTTGAGAAAAGTTGAAACGGTTACAGCCGTTGACCGGGTTTTGAAAAACATATTTGAGTGGAATATGTTTATGCTTTTGAGAAGAGGGGCAAATGTCATGCCGCACCCACCTCGTCGGCAGATTTCTTCAGGGATTCGATCGCCGTGAAGACCGCTGCGAGGTCGTCCTCGTCCTTCAGCATCTCGTACTTCCGCTCAAATGAGAGCAGATCGCGCCGGGCCCGGTCGAGCATCTCCTCCAGGTAGTCTGGAGTGTGCAAGACCTCCTTGATCGTCACGTAGCCGCGGTCCTCGTCCTTCTTGATCGTCACCGGGACGAAGGCCCGCAGTTCGACCGGGTCGGGGCGCGCCTCGGTTGCCGGCGAGATCACGACGAGGTTTTTCAGAACTCCGCGCCCCTGCTCCTCGCGGAACCGCTCGGCGGCGATCGTGTCGTCCCACTCGAAAACGGGATGGAGCACGGCATCGGCTGGCCGGCTCTCGTTGACCAGTGTCATCGGACGAACCGATCCGTGTTTCTCAATCAGCGACTCGACGAACCCTCCCGCCGCGTTTGGGTCGACGTGACCGAAGACCCGTGGGGTCTTCCAGGCATAGTCGGTCATTCGTCCGCCTCCGTCTTGACGCGGAAGCATCCGTACGAACCGCTCGCCGACTTGGGCGCACTCGGGCGCCATTCGCCGACTCCGCCGAAGCCGGCCGCGTTGACGAGGTTCACGAGCTGCTCTTGGGATAGCATGGACTCGTTGAACGTGATCGTCAGAGTCGCGTGCCATTCGGTGAACTCGGGGCGGTATCGGATGTCGGCCACGCCTGTCTCGAGACGGACCATATCCTCGCGCATCTTCGGCGCCGACCCCTTGATCTCGACGAGCCCGCTTTCGTCCTCTGCTTCGACGCGCACGGCCACTTTGAGTTTCGTCATGGGGATGCCGTCGAACATCCTGGCGCCGCCGACAATCGCGGCCTTGAAGCCGGACGCCGGGAACCCCGGCCGACCGTCAGCGAAGCGATAGAACGCACCCTCATAGTCCTCTTCGGGGATCTTCGGCGCCTTCTTCGCGACGGCCTTGCCGGCCTGCTTGTCGGCCATCTGTTTCTTGGCCTTCTCTGACCAGTTGTGCGTTATCAGCGGCGTCACACCGATAATCGGTATCTTGACCGTGCTGATCTTCAGGGGAGTCAGTTCGACCGGACCCCCCGCCTTCCTAGCTACTGCCATTTTTAATCACTCCTTTAGATTTTGTGTTCCCATGTCTGCCGCGCCGTACCCAACCGGGCCTCGCCATGCCGAACCGCGCCCTGCCTCGCCGTGCCGGACCATGCCGTGCCGCGCCCAACCAAACCAAGGCTGCCGCGCCGTACCAAACCGTGCCGGTCCACGCCGTGCCTCGCCACGACTGCCGATCCACGCCGATCCACGCCGCGCCGCACCGCGCCGTGCCCTGCCACGACTGCCGAGCCGTGCCGGGCCGCACCATGCCAAGCCTCGCCCAACCAGGACTGCCTCGCCGTGCCAAACCCAACCCAGCCTCGCCCCGCCATACCAAGACTGCCTAACCACGTCAAACGCGTTTCCGCGCCCCCGCCTGTCGACGGAGTAATAAGTCTCTATCCCGTCACCTCCTGTGCACACACTGTGCATACCTAATATGCACGTTAAGACTATATATAATTGGTGCACACATTGTGCATACATGGCGACGCCGATAGAGGTGAAGGTCGAAGGGTTCTCAATAATCGAGCGGATCGTTCGAGAAGGCGGCAATAGCGCCCGCGTGAACGTCCCGGTCGATTGGGTCGGCCGCCGATGCATGGTCATTCTCCTCGACGATCCGGACACTCCTCTCCCCACCAGTCCCGACGCTCCGGCATAGCCTCGCGTTCGACGAGTGCTCCCGGCGCCGGCTTCGGCGGTCCTTTCTGCGGATCCAGCGTCGCCATCGCCTCCTTGATCTCGCCGTTCATGAGGTCGCACGCGGCCACGACCTCGGCCTCGAACGCGGTCCAGCCCGTGGAGACGACGTTCACGTCCACTCCCTCCAGCCGTTCCGCGTCTTCGTCACGCAGACGAGCGGCTCGTCGTAGAGCCGGGCATACCACTTTTGCTTTAACTTGAACACCGGCGTCGGCATCCCCTTCACGTCGATCACCTTTTTGGAACCGTCCTTGTAGACGACCCCGAAGTCCGCGACGTAGGTGACCGACCGAAACGCCCGCCCATGCTTCGTGAACGCGGCCTGCAGGACGAACCGTGGCTGCAGGACGAACGACCGGACCTCGCCCAGGTCGCGCAGGACGCATAGGTGCCGGTAGTACTCGGCCTCCATCTTCGAGGCGAACGCGATCCCGTCGACCTCGCACCGCCGCGCCGCGTACTTCTGCTTCGGTTGCGTGATCGGCATCGGGGGGATCCCGCGCCGCGCGGCCGTGCTCACGGCGCCACCGCCTTGCGGGTGTAGTCGGCAAAGTCCATCGTCCAGTAGAGCCGGCGGACATTCGCCCACCGCGCCAGGGCGTTCAGCCTGGGTGACCGTGAGAACCGCATTACATAGGCATTCGTGCCGGCCCCCTTGAGCCGGCGGCACCGATATAACGCATCCTCGAAGGTCGAGCCGCCGAATCCAGCCAGAACGAAGAACGAAACGTCATTTTTCAGATTGATCCCGGCCCGCTTGAGCAGGGAGATCCCACGCATGACAGCCGGCTCGTCGCTAATGGAGTCGAAGGCGAACCGGATGTTCGCGGCCCATCGCAGGGACTTGAGCCGTTCGGCGATCTCCTCGTCCAGGAGCCGCACGTCGAGTCCCTGCATGAAATCGACTTTCAGGCGGCGGTCGAGGCACCAATCGGTGACCTTGAAAAACCACGACCTCAACCCCAGTATGTTGTTGTCGAGGAACGCGATGGTGGCGAACCGGGGATCGTGGAACTCGCGCGGGTGCTGCCACCGCCGCAGCCGCCCCTCCTTTGCCGGCACTATGCAGAACGGGCAGCGCCGGATGCAGCCCCGCGAGGTGAACCCGAGCGAATATTCGGACGGGTAGAGGTCGTAATCCGGCCGGACCTTCTGCATCGCTTCGGGGAGCCACGAATAGCCGAGCCCCGAGCCCCCGAGGGTTACGTCGGCGCCGGGGAACATCGTCGCCACCCCGCGCGCGTTTGCCGCGTTCTTCGAGAAGATACAGGAGATGTAGACCCGATCGGGGTCATTCACATCGAAGCCGACCTCGTCGCCCTGCGCCTTGTGGTAGGCGCTGACCTGCATCAGGGCGAGGTTCGGGATCCGGCTGTCGATGTCGACGAGACGGACGTTCATATCTCCCCCTTCGTCCGCCACTGCCGCGCGGCCGTGCTCACGGCGACCCTCCTGAAAACTGCGTGCACGACTCGAAATCATACCGCGACGTGTCTGTTTTCGGGCACCAACCCAATCCCGACTCGCTCCCGATCCAGTGATCACAGCGACCACAGGATCTCGGAGGCGGACACATCATGGCGACCACCCAGAGGCACAGATCGTCTTCCCCGGCATGAACCACACCTCATCGCTCCACCACGCGGGCCCGGCGACATACGCGTACCCGTTGTCGAAATTCCTGATCTGTCCCACAAACGACCGCCACGCGCCCCACGGGCCGATCGCGTCCAGGGCGCACGAGTGCGCCGGGTACGTCCGCGGGCCGCAGTGCCGTTCCGCGCGGTCGTCGCCGAGGATGCACTCGGGCCGACCGTCGCAGCGGTAAAAAGGACAGGTCATACCAGCCCCTCCTGCGCGAGCCCGTGGAACGTCGCGCCCTCCCTCTTCGCCTTGTTGTACATCTTCCGGATCGCCGTCGCCGTCCGGTTCGCCGAGGGCACACGGGTGCCGACTGGCGACGTAAAAGGGGCAGGTCACGCCGCGCCCTCCCGCAACCGCCGCCAGCCGTGGAACGCCGAGCCCTGCCGTTTCGCCTCGTGAAACATCCGGTGGACCGCGTCGTCGGTTCGCCCCGACTCGGGGAACCGCGCCCGGTACCGTTGCCGGGCGTCGCCCTGGTCCCGTGCGAACACCACCGCCACGAGCTCGGCGTCGGACCACGTGGGCGCTTTTCCATGCGCTCTCGGCCGTACGCGCGGGTTGATGCCGTGCTCCCGCAGCACACGAGAGACGACGGTGGGACTCCACCCCACCCGCGCCGCGATCTCGCCGAGCTTGAACCCGGCGTGCCAGTCGGCGATCATGGCGGTCTTCACCTCGGACCAGCTCGTGTCTATCATGTCGTCCCTCGGAGCGTGTACCACATTCTCGCGGCGGCACCGGGCCCGCGCTTCGAGTCCGGGAACGCATCGCGATAGAGGCGCTGTGCATCGGCGCGCGAGGTCGCCGTGCGCACGACTGCCTTCTCCTCATCCGTCCACCGCACGAAGCGCGACTGCGGGGCTTTCGTGTGCCGGCCCCGGACGAACGCCCCGCCCACCGAGTAGACGGGCATCTCGTGGCGAGCGAGGACGCCGGCGACCACCTGCCGGCCCCAACCGCACCGGGCCGCGATCTGCCGGACCGTGAACCCGGCCGCCGAGTCGGCCAGGATCGACGCCTCCACGTCGGCCCACCCCGTTGAGATGACCGTCACGCCGTCACCTCGACCAACTCGACCGGAAACACGTCGAGCCCCGCGAAGAGCCGCCAGAGGGCCGTGAGCGGCGCCTCGTAGACGCCGTGCTCGAGGGTCAGCCCCGGCCGGAACCGGACCTGATCGTCCGCCATCGCGTACGCGAGCCCGCCGGGGACCCCGTTGCCGTCCGCGTCGGGCGTCAGCAGGTGCGCGAACTGCCGGCCGCGCAGGAGCACCCGCGCCGCGCCGGGGCCGATGCCGAGCGGGCTGTTGAAGAGCCCGTCGATGAGCAGCCCGGGGCCGTCGCGGGAGACGGTCGGGTTCATTCGTGCCCCCTGCAGGTGCAGGGCGAGCAGCCGCCGCGGCAGGTGCGCTCATGTCCGCGCGCCGGACAGTCCATGACACACGCCGCGCAGATGTCCGCCGGCGTCGGCCCGTTGCAGACGATGCCGCACGGGGTTGTGTCCGTCATGCCCATCCCATCCGCGCGAGGTGTCCGAGCTTCGGCGGGAACAGCCGCAGGTGCACGGCGGCGAGCCCGACCAGGACGAACGACGCGCCGGCGACAGTCGAAAAGAGGGCGGCGATCATCCGCGCATCCTCCACCCGACGAGCAGCAGCCCGAGCACGCCGAAGACGATCACGGCCATCATCGCGGCCACGCCGATTTCCCCCGGGCTCATGCGCGAACCTCGGGTAGTTTGCGATCCTTGCACGATTCGAGCCCGTGGACATATTCGTGTGTCATCGGGTCCAGCCCCCCGTCACTGGTGCAGTACCAGTTGCCCCACGAGTATAGGCCGTGGATGCAGAGTGCACAGAGACTCATGTCCGCCTCGCCGGCACGCGGTGTTCGCAGTTCTTCGGGCATGGTCCCGCCGGCAGCAGGTCGAGCGTCTTGCGGCAAATGGTTCCGATCCCGTTCGGCGTCGGGCAGCGGTGGGGGCAGTCGTCGCTCATGGGCACCTCGCGAAGAAGTGAACGAAGAGAAAATCCCCTTCGGCAACTTCGGGGTAGATCGTCTGGAGCGCCGCCGAGCACGACGCGACATCATCGAACCCCTCCGGGCCGTGCAACTCTCGGGCGATGTCGCCCGCCCGCATGGCCAGAACGCCGAGCACGCGGAACGGCATACCGCCGATCTCGAACTCGTCGCCCGCCCGGCCTTTGATCTCGTCTCGTGTCGTGCAGCACTTCCGCCCGGCGATCGCGGCATATGCCATCTCGGGCGAAAATTTGAGTTCGATGACGCTCATGCCGGCCCCACCTCGCCGGGCTGCGGGCCGGTGTAGCTCTGGAAACACTTCTTGCAGAGGATCCGCGAGAGCATCAGCCGACTCGTCTTCTCCTCCGGCCCGGTCACGGGCGCGCCGCACTCCTCGCAGACGGCGCCGGACGCGACGGGGGCCGGTACCTTCGCCGGCGGCTTCGGCACGGCTTTGGCGGGCGCCGGTGCCTGGTCGGCGGAAGAGGGGACGTGCATTTCCTTCTCCGCCTTCCGCTGGCACGGGCCGCAGATCATCGTACCGTCGCGATCGCGGATCGGCAGCGCGGGGTATTCGTCGTTGCCCCGACCGCAGACATCGCACCGGAGGACGGGGCCGGCGTCCGGGCCTGGTGCCGGCTTGGGTTCGACGATTGCCGATACCGGCCGGGACGTGTCGGGGATCTCGCGCGGGACGTGGTCCATCTCCTCTTCGGTGTAGAGTCCCGAGAGCGCGAACGCCCGGCGGAGAGCGTGGACCTCGGCCGTCTTGCGGAGCATGGTCCGGGGCTTCGATTTCCAGAGCGGGTTCCGCGCGTCCTTCCCGTACTCGGACCAGTAGACCTCCGCCACGATCGGGTGGGTCATGTCGTTGCGCCAGACCGTCGCGCGGGCCACCGGGTCATCGCCGTTCTGGTCGATGATCTCGCACTGGAGCCCGTCGAGCTTCCCCGACCGGAGCGCGAGGTTGATGAGCCCGGCGTGCCCGACGAAGATGGTCGCGGGGTTGTTGCCGTACTTGATCGACCAGATCTCCTTAGCGAGCGGGTCGAGCTGGTAGGTCTTCGCGAGGTGACAGAGGAGCGCGAACTCGTCGTCCGTGCATCCCTTTGCGACCATGCTCTTCACAAGGGCCAGCTTCCGTTCCCATTCGGGGGCGGCAACGGCGCCGCCCTGATACTCTGCAATTTCGTTCATGCGTGGAGGGGTCCGGCGTTACCCGTCGCCGGGGCGGTGGTGCAGCGCAGGAAGGCCCGCGCGATGTATTCGGAGTAGTCGGGGGGAACAGCCTGGCAGAGCCGCTGCTTCGACATCCAGTCGATCCCCATCGCCCGTCGCCAGAGGCTCATGGCATCTCCCTGAGCGCGGCCAGCGTCTCGTTCCGCCATGCTTCCGTTCGGTGCCATCCACACCCGGCACCATCGGCCGGTCGGCAGGTCATCCGGCACCACTCGCCAGACTCGCAGTGCGGGCTCGGCGCGATCGTCTGGTGGAACAGACAGGTCTTGCAGTCGCTCATACCATCCCCCTGAGCCGGCGCTCGTTCGAGGGCGCGTTGGCGATGGTCCGGCAGAGCAGCTCGGGACCGATAGTTCCATGATAGAGGTCGACTATTCTGTACTCGGCGTTCCCTCCCGGCGTGATGGTCTGCAGGGGGGCGCCGCCATTCCTCGCTTTTTCGCTCATGCTTTCTTCCCCTTCTTCCGCCGGGCTAGTTCGGCCCGGACCGCGGCCCGCAGGAACCGCGAAACATTCTTTTCGTCGTCTGATTCAACCGCCACCAGGACCGCGTCATAGAGGTCGTCCGGCAGTGCGAAATTAAACCGTTTCATGGGTTTCGTTTTACCTCCGTTTTTTACCAATAATTAATACGCCGTATTACTATTTAACAATTTCTAATTTACCTTTTGGTGGTACAGAATATAAACTAAGCGGAAGCGTCCGCGAAAGAAAAAGAGGGGGTTAGGCGGCCGGGAGAACCGACTCCATCCAGGCGCGATGGAACTCGAAGAGCTCGCGCTGAACCGCCTTCATTCGAGCAGGTCCTTCGTGCAGCGGTTGCAGATGAACGCCGCCTCGTCGTCAACGCGGCAGACGTTCAGCTCGGCGTACGGGTAGCCGCAGACGTCACATTTCGATTTGAGCGGCACCTTTCGGCCGAGCACCTCGATCACTGGCGCGGGCCGCGGCACCTTCCGGTGGCAGCAGGGACAGGTGATCCGGGCCATCTTCGAGCGGGTGTCCCACTCATAGCCGCACTTCGGGCAGGTGATCACGCGGCCCACCCCGCGAGATCCGCGATCCGCTGGCATTTTGCCGGGTCTTTCTCCACAATGAAACAAGGGATCCTGAGTTGCTCACATGCCGCGAGCGTCGAGCCGGAGCCGCCGAACAGGTCGAGAACGTTTCGTGCGCCGCACCCGGCAATGATCGGCCCGATCCATTCGACGGGCTTCCCGTGCTCGGCGGGGAGGTCGGCCTTCGACTTCTGGTACACTGTGGTCAGCCTGACCTGCCCGTCGCCGAGCGGCTCGTAGGTGTACTCGCCAAGGTTCGATGTCCGGCGGGATGCCTTGCGCGGTTTGCCGTCGTTGCGGACCCCGGCGCCCGCGTCGTAGTCGGGAACGTTCTGACAGAGATACGCCGACCTGTGCCGGCAGAGGGGGCGGTTGTCGATGTACCAGGAGATCACAGTATCCCACACGAACTCGTAGACATACTCGAACTTGAGTGCCTGGTACATCGCATCGCGGATGTGCCGGGCGTCGCTGAATACGAGGGCCTTCGCCGAGGGTACATCGATCCGCCACAGGGCCGCGTCTTCGTACGGAGGATCGTAATAGAGCAGGTCGGCCGGCGCGCCGCCAAGTACCGCCGCGACGATCTCGGGGTCGGTCGAGTCCCCGCAGATCAGGCGGTGCCGGCCGAGTTCGATCACCTCCCCGATCGGGATCGTGATCACCGGCGGCTCGCCGGCCGGTATGGGCTCGGGCTCCTCTAAGACAACCGGGGGGGCCATGTCTTTCAGGAGTTGCCGGATCGCCTCGTCATCCGTCTCGATGGACTGAATCAGGCCGGCGAGCATCTGGCGGTCCGCCTCCGCCATCGCGGCGATCGGGTCGAACGTCGCCAGGATCATCGCCTCTTCCTCGGGTGAGAGGTCCACGACGTTGACGGGGATCGTCTTCTCTTTCCGTTTGGCCGCGAGCTCGACGCGGAGGTGCCCGTCGACGAGGTGCCCCGTCTGCCGGTTCCAGATCACCTGCTGCACCCACCCGACGGTATCCAGCACGCCGGTGAGGGCGTTCTGTTGCGCCTGGGGGTGCTTTCTCCAGTTCTTCGGGTTGGCCTTCAGGTCTTTCACGGCCATCTCGGCCGTCTCGACGATGCGGTTTTGCCAGTCTGTCATGTGTGTCCTCGAAGTGGTAAAAAATTAGAGAAATTTCGTGAGGTCGTCTTTCAGGTAATAGGCCGCCCCGAGGCCTTCGAGGAGGGTGACAGCGTCGCGGGCGAACGCGCCCCAGTCGACCGACTTTGCCTCAGGCATATAGTTCAGCTTTCCGACCTTGAACAGGTCGACGAACTCGTGGGTCTGCCGGATCAGGTCGAGCGTCTGCGCCGGGTCGAACACGGGCTCGCAGGAGACCCAGGTCCGAATACCGAGCGCGTGCGCCTTCTCCAACATGGCGATCCGCTCGGGGGTCGGGGCGGCCGTGCCGGTCTCGTACTGTCGGCGCTGCTCCTCGTCAGTGAACACGAGCGTCGCCGCGTAGGTCGACAGGTCGGGGCGGGCCGCGAGGAGGTCGAGGTCGCGCTCCGAACGCGCGCCGCCCTTGGTCAACACCGTGTAGCGGACGTCGTGTCGGTTGAACATCTGGATCGCCTGCCGGGTGCACCCGTAGCGCGCATCGATCGACTGGTAGGGGTCGCAGGTGAAACAGAGCAGGACGTTCCGCCGGTCGTTCTTCTCCTGCATCTCCTCGCAGTCCTTCAGGAGCTTGATGAGAATCCCGGCGCGCGGTTCGGCTTTCGCGAACGCCTCGACAGATCGACGGGTCGCGGCCGGGGCGTAGCAGTAGACGCACCCGTGGTCGCAGCCGCGATAGAGGTTCGCGGCGAGTTCCGAGTACTCTCTGGCGCGTCCGGCGGGTTCGTAGATAATCGAGGTCATAGGCCGTAGTCCGCCGGGTTTTCGCCGTGCTCGTGGAGGTACTGTGCGATCGCGTCGTCCTCGGATACGCGCTCGTCGCCTCTGTGGAAATACGCGACCTCGTCAGAGTCCCGCTCAATTCCATCGAACCGGCGCCAGATCCACTGGACCAGGTCCTCGCGCGAGAACCCCTCGAACCATTCCCACCCAGGCAGTCCGGAATTGTCGTACCAGGTCCCGGCGTCGGTGACCGTCGTGAACTCCATTACTCACGCCTCCTGTTTCGAATAGAATTTCCCGCACCCGCCACGGACGCAGCAGGTTTTCCAGAACTTGCAGAAATTTCCGACGTCTGCGTTCTTGCTCAGGGGGTAGACGTGGACGCATCCGGCGCAGTCGTTGTTCGAATTGTTGTTCTCCATTTTGTGTTCCTCTATACTACTATAGTCTCCGTAAGTATAAATAACTATCGGTCAACCGGTGAAAAAAAAGGTCAGGCCGCCGCCGCGATCACGCTCGCGACGTACCCGATCCCCTCGGCCCAGACACAGATCACCCGCGAGCCGGACGCCGCCACGCCCCGGGCCGTGATGGTGCCGCCACGGTCCAGGGCAACCGCGACCGACCCCGTCCCGACCGCAGACCCGGCAGTCCCGGTGAGGGCCGGCGGCAGCGTCTTCAGGACCGACCGCGCGACGGCCTCGATCTCCGTCGCCGGGTCGGGGGCCCGCGTCCGGGCGATCTGCCGTTCGATCGAAAACTTCCGCACCGGGACGGCGGTGATGCTCACGTCGCACTTCGCGAGCCCGACCGAGTATGAGATGTCGACGATGCGGAACAGGACCGGCGTCGTCCCGTCGTCCTCGTACTCCGGGATCTGCGCGTGCCCCCGGAACCAGAGCCGCTGGAAGAGCTGCAAGTCCGGGCGCCGCGTGAAGTTCGCCGTGACCGTGCCCCAGTCCTCGGCGAAGTAGGCGAGCAGGGCGTCGCGGAGCGCCACCGCCGTCGCCGTGGATATGGGCGCCTCGACCGTCTCGACGTGCTCGATCCAGTGCTCGAGCCCGTTGCGGTCCGCGATCCAGCCCGTCGTTTCGAGGATCTCGTCGGGGGTCGCGCCGGTGCCGAGATGATACCGGACCACCACGGCGTTGGCCACGTCGCTCATGTCATCCGCGTACTTCACCGCGCCCGCGAGGGTCGGATCATACGGCGGGATCTCGATCACGGGCAGCCCGAGCGCGGTGTCGAGGTCGGCCTCGTCGCACCAGTAGAGGGCCGGCACGATGGTCGGGGGAACGGTCCCGTCGTCGGGCGGGGTCGGCGTGAACTCCATCGCCGCGAGGTTCATGTGCAGGAGGTCGCTCACGTCGTCGCCGGCGTCGTTGAAGAGCAGGGTGATCGTGTGGTCGCCGGCCGTCCCGATCACCACGTCGCAGGTGTCGGTGTTCCAGTCGAACGCCGAATACGACCCCGTCCCATCGACGGCGATCTCTTTCACGAGGTTCCCGGCGTCGAACGTGCCGTCATCGTCGAGGTAGACTTTGAACTTCCGAACCCCGTCCGCCGCCGCGCTCGCCGTCCTGAACCGGGCGACATAGGTGTCGGTGACCGGGAACGTCACGGTATATTTGAGCCATTCGCCGTCACGGATCCACCCGACGTTGTACCCGGCTTCGCTCGCAAAGTACTCGATATCAACGCCGTCCTTTCGGTAGGCCCCGCCGAGGTTCGCCGCGGTCGTGTCGTGATACCCGACGCCCTCGCCGCCCGCATCGTAGTCCTCAGCCTCCTTGCGGATGATCCGGTACGCCGGGTCCTGGTGGCCGATGGTCGGCGTCTTCCCCACGTCGATCCAGCGCGGATAGAAGATGCAGCCGAGCCTGGCCGCGACCGCCTGATAGACCGCCATGTGAGACGAGGTGGTCGGGCAGACGATGTCGCGGACGGGCAGGGCGTCCGTCCCCCACGCGGCGGGCGCGTCGACGTCCACGTTCGACAGATCGAAGAGGTCGCGCGTCGGGTCGGTAATATCGGTCCAGTGGGTCGGGTAGGACATCCGGTCATAGATCCACTGCCCCGGACTCGCCGTCGTGCTCGGCAGGGTGCACCAGGAGATGGGCATGTATGCCGACGCGATGTAGTACCCATAATCCCATCCCTTGTAGTTCGTGCTGTTCTTCGCCGCCTGGATCGTCGAGGTCTGCGCGGGCAGAAAGCCGAAGAAGATCAGCCGGTCGACGCCGTTGTGGTCGGGCTCGACGAGCTTGACGCGGGTGAAGTTCGTCCCCTGCGGGACCAGGTCGTGGATCGTCACGTCGGCGGAGTACATCACGTCGGACGCCGAGCGCCGGACCGTGTAGGAGACGAGCGCCCGCTCCTTGACGGCGTCGAAGTCCGACCAGTCGAACGGCACGTCAAAGAGCGCGCTCGAGCGGTTGACGAGCGGCGACCATGGGTTGCAGTCGGCGCTCAGGTACGTGATCGTCGGCTCGATGGCGAGGCAGGGGCGGACGGTGATCCAGTCGAGAGCCATGCTCGCGCCGATGTTGTAGGTCGAGACGATGTGGATCGGAACGGCGGCGTCGGGGATCTGCTCATCGTGTGTCGCGACCGCCACCCCGTCGATCAGGAACACGACCGCCGACGCCGACGCCCGCCGGATCGCCAGGGTGTGATAGCCCGCCGGCAGCGCGAGCGCCGTGCTCTCCCCCATGGCGTCGTTCCGGGTGTATGTGGCCAGGGTGGTGCCGTACACGAGAAGGGCATAGTCCGACCCGTCGCCCCCGTACCCGATCTCCGTGTAGGAGGCCGAGCCCGGCGTGTAGGTGAGGCGGGCGCGGAGCTCCGTCCCGATGCCGAGCGCGGCGATCGACAAGACGCCGAACTCGCCAACCCCCCCCGTGATCGTCAGGGTGCCGCCAGAGACGGCCGTGCCGCCGAGGTCCGTCCAGATGCCGGTATCGACGGCGGCACCGCTGAACGCATCGAGCACCGGGCAGAACGTGTCGTCCGACGCCGAGACGGCCGCGCCATTCCCGTAGAGGACGGAGAGCCGCTCCTGCCCGGGCCGGATCTCCAGCAGGAACGTCGCCGTTGTGCCGGCCGTGTAGGACTCCAGCCGGTGCGTGCAGGGCTCCATCCCCTCGTCGCGAAACCGGAGGTCGCGGAAGTCCTGCCGCATCCCGGGCTTCCAGGCGATCGTGATCGGCACCACGTAGCAGGGGATCGCGTCCGTCGTCGTCGTGCCGGGCTCGAGCTGCGGCAGGGTCGCGTAAATCCCCTTTGCCGCATCACCCGCGTACTCGTCGGACCAGCAGGACGAGCCGGCAGTCGACGGCGCCACGCCCACGCCGATCAGGGTGTCCGCGCCGGTGTTGAAGGTGAACGAGCACCGGAACCAGCCGTCGCCCTCGTCCGATACGCAGGTCGCATCAACGCCGGACGCCGCACCCCATCCGCCGACGGACAAATCAAAGTAGGCCCACGCCGTCGTCTCGTCGCCGAGCGCGTGCAGGCAGGCATACGTCCGATCCTGCGCGTGCAGGTAGAACGATAGAGTATAGTCCGTGTTCGGCAGGACCGTCACGGGCTTGTCGATGAAGTGGGGCGAGGCCGCCGTCGTCTCGAGGATCAGATCGGCGGAGACGTCGCCGCCCGGTGCCGCGAGCGCGTCCGGTGTGACCGTCGCCTCGTAGGCGCCCCACGCGGACAGGTCGGCCGCGTCGTGCAGGAGGTTGACGGTCGGCGGCGCGTCGGCGACGGCGTACTCAAGGGAGTAAGGCCACTGAAAATAGGTCTCGCGGGTCATGGCCCGCTCCTTAGCTCAGTACCTGCGGCTCGGCATAGACATAGATGCCCGTCGCAGCCACCGCCGCGTCGAAGTTGCGGATGCGCACCCGATAGTACTTGTGCCCCGGCAGGACCGAGAACGCAACGCCCTTCGTCGTGCCGGCCACGAGCGGAATATCGACGACCTGGATCTCGAACCAGCCGACGTAGCCGACGTTGTCCGTCGATGCGTACACGTACACCGAACAACCTGCCGTCGCGTCGGCGTGATATGTGCACTGCGCGAGGATGCCGAGGGCGACCACGGCCGAGCCGTCGACCGACGCACAGTCGGCGATGGCCGTGGCACCGTTCGCCGCCGCTGTCTTGTTCGTGACGATGGTTACCGGTGAGATGCTGAGTGTCATGATGATGGTGTCTCCTGGATAAATCCGATTGTGTAGCTCCACGCGCTCGGCGTTAGTTGCGTCTCGATGAACGGCTTGCAGATCATCACACCGTGGTAGAGCACGCCGTCGATGTTGAGCGTCTGCAAGGTGCCCTTCAAGGCGTCGAGCGCGTCGATCTCGTCATGGCTGTCCACGAGGCAGGTGACCGTCCATTGCCGTTTGGAGCGGGTGCTGCCCTGGAGCCCCACCCCGCCGCCGTGCAGGTCGGTCTGGTTGCAGACGGGGTCGTGGTCGATCGGCGCGAGATTCGGGTGGGAGAGCGTCACGGTGGCGTAGGATATGGTCGTCGTCATGACAGCATCCCCTTCGCGATCCGGCTCGACTTCCAGCGCCCGACGTCCTCCCGGAAGCGGTCGTATGAGTAGTCCTCACTGAGCTTCACGTCGCCGTGAACGATCACGTCGCCGCCGCCCGAACCGCCGAGCTGGTCGATCTTCGCCGCGAGCGCCTGCACGGCCGACAGCAGCCCGGCGTCGTACTCCTTCGTCTGTGCCGGCGACAGAACGCGCTCGTTCTTGAGGAGGACTGCAAGCTGCTCATTCTCGGCGATGCCCCCCGAGTGGTAGTACGTCGCCTTGCCGCCGATGTACCGGCCGATCTTGTGGCCGTCCGGGCTGTAGATGTAATCGCCGTAATAGCTCCCCGGCGAGTTCCCCCCGACCTGGACGCCGTCGCTGTCGTACCGCTTCTCGTCGGAAACGACGTTGCTCGGGGAGTACGACGGGCTCGGAGTTGGGAGCGTGTCCGACAGGATCGACGCCGCCGCGTCGTATGCCCGCCGGGCCGCGCCGACGATGTCGGGGAGTTCGAAGGTGAAAGGCTGTTTCAGGATGCGCTGCGCAGCGTCCCAGGCGTCCTGGGCGGCCTTCTTCACGGCGGTCGTGATCGCCTTCCACGCATCGGGCACGGCTTTCGCGATGGCCGACCATGCCGAACCGATCGCGCTCTTCGCTTCTGCCGCACCGTCGCCGGAGAGCCACGACCAGATCGCCCGCGCTGCCGCGAGCACGGCGGCCATGATCGCCTTCCACGCGTCCGGGACGGTCCCCGCGATGGTTGACCAGATCGACTTGACGGCCGTGTCCGCGCCGGCCTTCCCTTCGCCCGTGAGCCATGCCCAGATCGCGTTTGCCGCCGCGACCACTGCCGCCTGTATCGCGGCCCACGCAGCCGGGATAGCGTTCTGGATCCACGTCCAGATCGAGAGGACCGCCGCCCCCGCGAGCCGTACGCCCTCGGTCGAGAGCCAGGTCCAGATCAGCCCGGCGGCCTCAATCACGGCCGACTTGATCAGCTCCCATGCCGCCGGGATCGTGACCGTGATCGCGGTCCATATCGCCTGCATCGCCGCGACGACGAGCGGCGGGCCGTTGGTCAGGATCCACGTCCCGAGCGCGACGAGCGCCGAGCCGACGGCCTGGATGATGAACCCCCACGCCACGGGCACGTAGGCGAGGACGGCGTCCCACAGCCCCTTGATGGCCGCGACCACGCCGTTCCCGTCGCCGCCCCCGAACAGACTGGCGATCACGTTCCATGCGGCCACGATGACGTCCCGGGCCCGCTCGAAGACCCCGCCGGCCTTGTTCAGCTCCTCCCAGAGTTCGCCGAAGAACCCGATCACACCCTTGATGGCGGGCCCGAGGGTCTGGCCGATCCACGTCGCGAAGCCCTGGATGATCGGCGTCAGGTACTCCCCGATCGCGGACCCGACCTCGGCGGCCCATTTGCCGAGCGAGGCGAAGAGCCCGATGATCGTCTCGATCGGGCCTTTGCCGGAATCAACCGTGCCGAAGAGTTCGCCGAAGAACCCGATCACGCCGTCGATGATCGGCCCGAACGTCTTGCCGAGCCAGTCGCCGATCCCCTTGAAGACCTCGCCGAACCATTCGATCGTCGGGCCGATGAAGTGAAACTGTTTGTCGAGGAGGATGATCGCCGCACCGATGGCAACGATCGCCGCGATGGCGATCCCGACCGGCCCCGTGGCAATCGCCATGAACGCCGGGATGAGTCCGCCCGCGCCCGTGATCCCCGTCACGACCTTGCCGAGCCCGGGGATCATCTTCTGAACCGTCTGGTTGCTGAACGTCGTCATGATCGTCCCGGCTCCTGCGACGGCAGGACCGATCCCGAGGAACGACTGCGCGCCCATCAGGGCCGCGCCCGCGGCCGTCTGGAGGGGGCCGGGGAGCCCGCTGATGATGTCCGCGAGTCCGCCCATCGCGCCGGCTGCAGCGATCGTTGCCGGGGCCATCGCGGTACCGAGGGAGATCTTTGCGTTTTCGGCCTTGTTGTTCGCGATCTCGAGCTGGGCAGACGTTGACTCGAGGTTCGCGTTCATCATCTCCTGCACCGCGCCCGTGTCGCCCATCGTGGCGGTGTACTCGCCGAGGGCGTCGACGTTCTGCAGGAGCCCCTGCGCCGCCCGGACGCCGTAGGAGCCGAAGATCTCGAAGAGCGCGCCCTGCTGCTCGACGCTGCCGCCGGTCGCCGAGAGCTCGGTGTTGAACTTCTCGTACGCCTTGCCCGTGAGTTCGAGCGTGCCCGTGTTCTCGTTGACCACGATGCCGAGCTTCTTCATCGCGTCGCCGTACTGCGCGGTCAGGGCATCGCCCTCGAGGAACGCGCCCGAGGCGTCCTTGACCGACATGCCCGCGGCCGTGATGGCCGACTGCATGGACTTCACCGACGGGTTCGCAAACGTCTTATTCAGACCCTTTAGGACGGCGTCCATCCCGATGAATTTTCCCTGCGAGTCGAACGCCGATATGCCCATCGCCTGCAGATCGGCCGCGGTCTCAGAGGTGCCCCCGGTCATCCCCTCGAGCGCCGGCCCCAGCTGCTCGAGCACGAACTGCAGCCCGACGAAGTTGCCGTCGGCGTCCTTGACTTTGACGCCCATCTCTTCGAGGTCGCCGACCTTCTTGGGGTCGACGAGCGCGGCGAGCATGGACTTGAGCCCGGTGCCGGCCTCTTCGGCCGAGGAGAACGAGTTCTGGAGAATAACGTTCGCCGCCGCCGTCGTCTCGAGTGACATCCCGAGCCCGGCGGCGGTGCCGATGTTCTTCTGCAACTCGGCCCCAAACGCGCCCATCTCGAACTTGCCGAGCTTCACGCCGTTCGCGAGGACGGCCGCGATATCGGCGGTCGAGTAGGCCGTCTCACCATAGGCGCCCATCGCGGTGATCACGGTCTGCGTTACGCCCGTGATGTCCTCGCCGCCGGCGACGGCCACCTGCGCCAGGGCCTCGAGAGAGTTCTTACCGGAGCCGAACGAGGACGTGAGGTCGAGCGACTCGAACCCGGCCGACCGGATCAGGTATGCCGAGTCGACGAGATCCTGCGCGGCGACCGGCATCGTCGACGAGATGCCGAGGGATGCCTCTTTGATCTTGTCCACGTCGGCCGCCGACGCGCCGATCGACCGGATGCCCTGGAGCGCCTTATCGAACGGGACGTACGTCCCGTTGATGTTGTCGGCCATGACCTTCGCGCCGACGCCGATGCCGGTCATGGCCAGCCCGGCCGTCTGCCCGGCCTTGCCGATGTTCGCGGCGGCGGTGCCGACGGTCGTGCTGGCCTTGTCTTCGGCTACGATTGAGAAAACGAGTTCGCCTAGGTTGACCATCCGCTATCCCTGCCGTTTGACCTGTTCATTATACCACGCTACCCAGTAGGTCTGGACCTCGTCGTCGAGCGCGGCCCATTCGGCGGGGTCGACGAACCCCAGGAACCGGAGGAACGCCCCGTAGTTCTGCCCCGCGTCAGTCCGCGCGAAAGGTCTGGAGCTTGCTGTGCCGCTCCTGCTCGTCGGCGAGCATCCTGCCGAACGCGATCACGATCTCGGCGGCGTCGAGGTCGCTGAACTTGTCCGGGTTCTCGGTGAGCCATGCCGCGATCTCGTCGGGTTCCATGCCCTCGACATAGAGCAGGTGGCCGATCAGCCGGTTCGACGCGTCCTCGCTCTTCGCGACGTCGCCGGCCGCGTGGGCCTCGGAGATCGCCGAAAAGAGTTTTCCACACTCCTGCATCGCGTACTTGCTGAGCCGCGCCCGGATCGGGACCACGTCGCCGCCGGGCAGCTCGACATCGTGCGTCGCCTGCCGGGCACGCCGCTCGAGGATGGCGATCGCGTCGTTCGCGTCCGCTGCCGCCCGCCGCTCGACCGCCTTGAACTTCTCGACGGCCTCCTGGTGCTCCGGGTCGGCGAGGGGCGAGGGGGGGGCCCTCTTCGCCGCCATTACGTCTCCGCGACCGTCAGGAGGTCGGGGTCGTGCATCTCGACGTTGAGGTTAACCTCAACGATCTCATCGCCGTTCGTCCAGTTGATCCCGCCGTTGGCGAACCAGCAGTCGGGCTGCGTGAAGACCAGCGTGTGCACCCCCTTCGTCAGCGTGCCGACGAGGTCGAAGATCTTCGGGTCGCCGACCGTGTAGCTCGCGTTCCCGGCGAGCGACGCGATGGTCAGCGTGCCGGTCGTCGACCGGATGCCGTCGACGTCGACGCCGTAGACCTTCTTGAAGACCTTCGACGAGGTGACGTACTGACCCACGGTCAGCAGTCCGACCGGGATCGGGTCGGTGATCACGACGCCGTTCGCGTCCTCGCCGATGATGGTCAGCGTCCCTTCGGTCGTGATGTTCGCGGTCACGACGGTCGCCCGGACCCGCGACGGCGTGGCGATGGTCGGCGAGGTCGATGCCGTGCGGCCGTCGGCCGTGAGGGTCACACCCGTCTTGATGTTCCCGGCCGTGCCGGTCGCCGGAACGTCCGTCAGGGTCGAGCCGATCACGGTCGGCGCATCCGTTCGGACGAGCGCCTTCTTGATGGTCGTCGAGACCTTCAGGCTCCCGGGGATGTTGATCGCGCTGCGCTTCCCGGATCTCTGGTGCGAGACGGTGGTCCGCTCCCACTTGAGGTCGTACTCGACATCCGCGAGGGGCACGCCGCCAACGGTGACGGTTCCCATGATGCCCGTGTATTCGCCGAAATCGGCAACAGTTGTCATGTTAGATCAGTCCTGAAGAGAGTAGGAGAACGCATACCGGAGCGCGACATGGTGCCGGCCCGTGTCCTCCTCGAATTGTTCGGATCGCGATACCCTCGACCAGCCGCGCGTATTCGCGACGGGCGAGGCGAAGAGGGCCGAATCGACCGCGTCGGCGATCGCATCGACCTGTGCGGCCGTGCCGTCGTCGAAGCAATCGACCTGGAGGATCTGCCGGCTGTCCCGGTGGCCGTATGCCAGATGGCCGGGGCGCGTGGCGGACGTCTCCGTGTTTGTCGTGAGGTAGATGCCCGGCACCTGCGCGACGGCTTCCCGGCTCCGGGGGTAGACGTACTCCCCGCCGAGCAGCGTCGTGAGCGCCGTACTGGCCTTGAGCGCCGTGATGATGGCGCCCGTGACGGCGACGGTCACGTGTCCTCCAGCGCGTCGCCGAGCGCCTCGGAGAGGATCGCCGCCGTCGTCTCGCGCTCCGAGACGATCGCGTCGAGAATGAACGGCCGGCCCTGCATCCGCGAGGTACCCTCGTGGACGGCCTCGGCGTACTCGACGGGGTCGCCGACGAGCCCGGTGACGGTGCGGCCGGTGATCTGGGTGTCGTGCTTGATGTTCGCCCGCAGGTGCCCGGTCTGGAACGGGGCCCGGTAGTACGGCGACGAGCCCGGGGAGCAGTTCAGCTTGGCCCGCCCTTCGACGTTGGCCGCGGCGAGCTTCATGCCCTCCGCGACCGCCGGGACGATCTTGATCGCGAGGTTGTCGAGCCGGGCCTTCAACTGCTCCGGCGTCATCCGGGCCATCAGATGATCCCCCCGGTGAGGATCGACGAGAGGTCGAGCCCCCGGCCGGCCGCGACGAGCACCAGGACGATCGCCGTGATGCGGAGCGTCCAGACGAGCGCCTGCCGGGCGTCGGTGTAGAACGCCACGGAGTCCCGCTGCATGTCGCCGAGCTGCACCCGGATCTCGGAGACATCGCGCTTCACGTCGCTCATGTCTCGTTCGAGCGTCCCGAACCGCTGCTCGACGAGCTGGTGCCGCATGGCGCATTCTCGGTGCGTCACGGGCAGGTCCTCGTCGGTCATGCCGGCACCTCACGGAGGGCTACCTCGTAGTGGTGGATCGCGCCGGGGCCGTTCGTCCGCACGCGGATCGCGTCGACGGCGTACGTACCGGAATACCCGCTCTGCGTGGTCACAACCCGGTACTCGCCGCCGGCCGCCGGGAAGGTCGATGCGCCGATCTCGAGCACGGGGATCGATGAGTAGATGCCCTTCGTGATGTCCCCGGCGTACTCATCGGACCAGCAGTCGGCGTCATCCGTTGCCGGGGCGACACCGATCCCGAGGGTCGTGTCCGCGCCACTGTTGACGCCGAACGAGCACCGGAACCCCCCGTCGACGGGGGTGCACTGCGGGTCGGTCGCGTCGGCCGAATGAGCGCCGACCGTGCCGGCCGTGAGGTCGAAGTACGCCCACGCGGTGACGGTCTCCCCGAGGGCGTGGAGGCAGGCGTAGGTCCGCTCCTGCGCCGCGAGGAGGGCCGAGAGGGTGTAGTCCGTCCCGGCCGTGACCGCGAGCTCCCGGTCCACGAAATGCGGGGCCGTCGCAGTGGTCTCGAGCACGAGACCGTCGGCGGCCGTCGCCTCGTAGGCGGGCCAGGACGAGAGCGCGAGGTCTCCGCCGAGCAACGCCACGGCCGACGGCGGGAGCATGAGCGAGAGCGCGTCCTTCAACACGGTGCCCGACACGTCCCGGCCGAACTGCTCGCCCGGAGACGAGTAGTAGAACCGGCACGCGATCGGGGCCGTGGCCGCGTACCACTCGGGGGCCGTCTCGCCGTACGCGTCGGCCTTGCCGGCGGTGGCCGCCTGGATCGTGCAGACGTGCGGCAGTCTCACCGGCCGTTCACCTTCACGATGTGGTACTTCGAGATGCTCGCCGACGCGGCCGACGCGGCGGACACGTAGCGGTCGAGGATGTCGAATGCGGCGGCCCGGTGGCGCTTGATGGCCGATTCGATTTGGACCGTCTGCGAGTAGTCGCCCTCGGTCGACTGGTCGGGCTGCGTGCCGTCGAGCCGCATCCGGTCGAGGATGCCGGCCTTCGCCAGTTCGAGCGATGCCGACTTGCACGCCGACGCGTCCGCCCCGACGCCGTACGGCGCGAGGTAGGTGTCAATCTCCCGGTCGCCCTGCTCGATGATGGCCGTGAGGATCGGCGTCGAGAGCGTCGAGCCGGTGAGGTTCGTGAGCTCCGCCGTCGTGCAGTAGGTCACGTCCCCACCTCCGGCCGGTATCGCGGATCGCGGATGTCGTACTCGGTCGGGACGCCCGCGGGGTCGACCGGCGTCGTCTCGGAGAGGAAGTACTCGGACGGGACGAGCCCGGCCGGCACCTCGAGCCACGCGAGTTCGGCGGCGGTGTAGGCGCCCGGGTTCCCGGCGGCGTCCGCTCGGTCAGCGGCCCATGTGCGGGAGAGGTATTTCCCGCTGCCCTGGGTGCTGATGACCATGCGGGCGCCTCAGTACTCGATGCGTGAGCCCGCGTTCGCCTGGAGCGTGCCGACGGCCCACCGGGCCGAGACGGTCCCGCCCTGGAGCTGGCGGACGATGTCCTCGTACCGCTTGATCGTGATCGGCTGCCGCTCACCGATGACGGTCGAGTTGCCGGAGTCGAAGACGACCATCCCGATGTCGCCGTCGCTGTTGTACTCCCACGTCTGCGAGGAGGCGTCGGCCACGTTCGTGATGAACGGCGAGAGACCGAGCAGGTTCGGCAGCTTGCCGCTCTGCGCGGCCTCGGCGCCGACGTATCCCGTGGGGATGTAGTCGGCCATGATCAGCGCCTCGGCGTCGGGGTGCAGGACGATCCGGTCCGGAATGAACCCGTCGGCCTTGACGAGCTTTATCGCCGTGGCGATCGCCTTGATCCCGAGGTTCGAGCCTGAGGCGTCGTGCTCGTTCGCCGACGTGTTGTCGATCAGGTTGGTCAGGGCGATCTGGTTCAGGGTGTTCTCGAGCTTGGCCCCGGCCTTCCGGATCTCCATCTCCATCACGGGATAGAGCGCGTCCGCGACCATCTCGTCCGTGATCATCGGGCGGACGCCGTACTTCTTCGCGGTCAGCGTCACGGCGGTGTAATCCTGATCGCTGATCGGGATCTCGGCGCCCTCCGCGACTTCCGGAGCGTACGATCCGACCTCGCCGACCGGGATCGTCAGGGTGTTCGCCTTCATGGGCAGGACGGTGCACGCCTGCCGCATGCACTTCCACGGCTCCGCGCCCTCGAGCACGGTCGCGTGCATCTCGGTCTGGAGCAGGGTCGTCGACTCGATCGCGGTCGAGAGGAGCAGTTCGCGGACGGGCTCGATTTTGCCGTCGTAGACGGTGCCGAGTTCGCGCGGGATGGTTTCGACGATGCGCTGCAGGGCGCGGCCGTTCGGCTCTTCGAGGCCGATCTTCGCGTAGGTCTTGAAAAGTTGTGTCATGTCATGTCACCTTACGTTGCCGCCGTCCAGATCGGCGACATGTTCAGCAGGACGTAGCCCTTCCCGCCAACGGTGGAGGCTCCGGCGGCGATGTCTTCCTGGCACTGGCCGATCGGGAAGAGGCCGGTGCCCTCGCTGTTGTGGGCGGCGATCGCGCCGTCCTGGACGATGGCGCAGCCGGCGACGGTCGAGACGCCGAGCCAGTCGCCCGCGTCGGCGGTGCCGTTGTCGGCGGAGAGCTCGACCTTGACCTCGCAGCCGTTGCCGTAGACGAGGAACGACTCCCCCGCGGCAGCGCCGTAGGCGGCCACGCCGACGGGCGAGCCGAGGGACGAGGTCGCGGGGGCCACGGTCCTGCTCACACCGCTCGCGGCGAACGCGACGATCTGCCCCGCGAGAATCGTGCTCGCGGCGATGTACGTGCCCGTGACGCCGATGCGCCGGGGCTTGGGGTCGAATCCGACCGGGATTGTGTTTGCCATTTACTGGACCTCCCGGTAAATCTCGGTCTTCGTGATCACGAGCCCGGACGGGACCGAGAGCTCACGCGCCGGCTCGGCGGGGGCGCCGGCCTTCGGGAGCGGCGTCTGCTCGATCTTGAGCAGGCGGGCCTTGATGCCCTCGAGCTCGCGCATCTCGTCGCGGAGCGCGTCCACGTCGGCCGCGATCTTCGTGTTCGTCTCCGTTGCCTCGCCAAGCTGGCGGACCAGGTCCGCGTTGGCGGTTTCGAGTTCGGCAATCTTTGCCTCAAGTTCTGCTGTCATAGTGTCCTCTGTGGGGTCGTCTGTCGCACATGCCGCGGGCGATTCGCCCGGCTCCTCTCCGGATTCATTGTGGCGCAGGGTGCACGTCGAGCAGGCGCCGCGGTTCACGACCGCGCCGCCCAGGAACGTGATCGACTGCATCTCGTACAGCTTCCGCTCGGCGTTCCACCGCTCGGTGCCGGTCAGTTCGGCGGAGAAGTAGTCCGCCTCGCCGGCCTCGATCATCGCGATGGCGCCGGGAGAATCCGTGCCCGGGAGCCCGTGCAGGACGAGGTCGCCGACCACGGCGTCATCCTCGAAGCGCGGGCTCTCGATCCGGCCGACCTTCTGGTTGATGGTCCGGGGCTGTCCGCCCGCGTGCCGTGACCAGAGGGACGAGTCGGCCCAATTCCCGGCGTACTCGCGGAGGGCGTCGGTGCCGTACGAGCACGGCGTCTTGGCCGCGCTGTCGGTCCACGTCCCGGCCGCCAGCAGCTTTACCGAACGAACGATCAGGGCGTCACCGGAGCGTTCGAGATTGGAAGAAGAAGGGAGTTCGAAGAGGAGCTCGCGGCGGAACGTTCGGTCATCGGGTGACGGTTCGTCGCCGGGCATGTAGATATTTGATTCTTTGGCTAATAATTGAGTTTGGTTAACTCAGAGGAAAAGATGAAAACTATATTTAAGCAATCTTTTTAACCTGAGCCTTCTTCTCGGCCGCGCGCCGGAGGGTGCGGATATACGCCTGCACGGTCGACGTGGCCCGGCTGCCCCCGTTGTACTGCGAGTAGTTCATGGTCAGGTGCCGGGCGATGATGGCCGGGAACTTCTCATCCTGCATCTGCTCAATCACGCGCTTCTCGACCGCATGGAGCGGTTTGCCGGATGCCATTACTTCGGCACCTCCACAACAGGCGAGTAGCAACAGCGGCACCGGGGATGTATGGGGAGTTGTGGCTCCGACCCGATCTCGTAGACGTTGCCGTGCAGGGGCTCGCACTCGCCGCAGGTGCGTTCATCAAGACCCACGAGAATGCGGATCTTCGAGACGCCGGCCTGTGCATACCGGATCTTCGAGCCCTCGTTCACGCAGTACATCGTTTCCGTCCTCGCGATGGTCTCGGCCCGCGTCCGCCCGATGGCGTCGACCCGCTCGGCGATCCGCCGGGCCAGCTTCGGGACGCCCTCGCCCCCCATCAGCCCCTCGGTCAGGGAGGCGATGATCTGCTTGCCCATCTCGTCGGTGACGCCCTTGAGCGCCGAGACGTTCCGGGCCTTCAGCACGTCGAGCGCCCGCCAGTCGATGGGGCCCGGCGTCAGCTTCGCGCCGGTGGTGAGCGCCGCGAGGTTGGTGTCGGCCCATGTCACGCCCTGCCGGTACGCCCGCTTGACGATCTCCCCTTGCTTCTCCCGCGACGGCTTGATGACGACCTCCTCGATCGTCTTATCCAGCCACACCCGCAGCCATTCGAGGTCGATGCCGACGACGGGTGCGGCCAGTTCGCGGGCGTGCGACTCGAACGCGGCGACGGCCTTCCGCTCGAAGGTGTCGAACAGCGGGAGCAAGAGCCGTTCGTACCGGGCTTCGATCTTCCGGCTCATCGTCGGGTCCGTCTTCGGCCGGAAGGATGCCGCGAGGCAGCGGGAGCACACGGGTCAGTCCGCCCCCGTCGGGTCGATGCCGAACTGCTGTTGAATCCACTCCTGCGGCAGCACGGCGAACGGGTCCATCGGCGTCGCGGCCATGATCTTCGCGATCCATTCGGCTTTCTTCGCCATGTCCTCCGGCGACGGGTCCTCGAAGACGATCCAGCAGGCGCCGGGTCGGCCCGTGATCCGGTCGAAGAGTTGCCGGCTGAGGGTCGTCGCGATCACGCGCTGGAGGGCCGCGATCCGGTCGTACCACGCCCTGAACCGGACGTTCGCTGTCGCCTCCGTCGATCCCGTCGCGTCGAGCCCGATCTGTTCGGGCGGCACGCCGAGCGCGGCGCAGAGCCGGGACGAAAAGACGTTGTCGAGTTGGGACGAGTTGTTGATCCCCGTCGCGTCGATTGTCGAGATCTTGATGTCGGGGCCCGTGATGAACTCGTTCTTGCTGCTGAGGTTCTCGAACTCTTTCCGCAGCCCCTCCAGGTCCGCCTCCGGCACCTGTTCGCCCGGTTGCCCGACGCCGACATGGTACTTCGGGAATCCATGCCTCTCGATCGCCTTCGCGAGCCCTTCGTTGGTCTTGGCATCTCTCAGGATCTCGTCGATGCAGACGGACACGAGGGAGCGGCCGTAGGGCGAGTTCGGCACCGGGTCGAGGTTGAGGTCGATCATCTCCTCCGGCAGGAGCAGGGGGCCGCGGGAGTCGTCGAACGTGTCTTCCTGCACGAACCGATACCCGACGATGTTGCCCCAGGCGTCCTGCTCGATCCGGAACCGGGCCGGGTCGCGGAGCTGGACGGTCAGCCCGCCGCCGCGCAACGGGACGATCTCGGCCAACCCATTGCCGTGGACGTAGGCGTAATCGACGAGCATGGACACCAGCGTCTCGAAGTCGATCGCGTCGATGACCGCCTGCACCTGCTTGACCGCGCCCTCTTCGCCGTCGAGCCGCCAGCCGTTCGACAGGACGGTTCTCCCCGGCGCCTTGATGGCGGCCGTGACGATCCCGCCGGACTCGTAGATCGCCGCGTTCCGGGCCATCGTCGCTGTGTCGCGCGTCGACTTTCGGAAGTAGTCCGGCCGGGTGCCGCTCGATGCCGCCGCCTTGGGCTGTGGTTTGGGGCCCGCGACGAGTTGTCTGATACGGTCTCTCAGTTTCATGGTGTAGCCTCAGCGAATTGGTCGAGCGGCCCGAACCGTTGCCGGGCGATCTCAGCGTATGCCGCCTCTCTCTCAATCCCGACCGCCTCGAAGCCCTCGGCGACGGCGGCGATCAGGGTCGAGCCCGAGCCGGCGAACGGGTCGAGGACGAGCCCGCCGGGCGGCGCGATGAGCCGGCAGAGGTAGCGCATGAGCGCGAGCGGCTTGACCGTCGGGTGAACGTTGCCCTCGCCGCGCTCCGCTCTCGACGCCTTCGCGCAGTAGAAGAACCGGGCCGCCGAACCGGACGAACGGCCGACGCCGGGCGTAGCATCCCCCCCGGCGAACCCGCTATATGATTTCTGCATCGCCGCCTCACCGCGCCGCTTCGGTTGCCCGCCGCCCGACTGCATCGGGAAGATGTCGACAACCTCGTCGCTGCCGTCGTGGATCAGGTTCGCGGGCCATCGGCCGAACGTGCTGCCCGTCGTATACGTCTCTTGGATCGGTTGCCGCTCCCCGATCCGCCCCGTCATATAGGAGGAGGAGGAGGAGTTGTGACGTGTCGTTGTGTCATCGTCCGATGCAACCCGGCAGGCGTCGATATTGAGCGCCCCTGTCCCGTGCTCGCAGACGGTCGCGGCGACGGTGCCGGCGAGCGGTGCGCGGGCGAGGATGATCGGCCTAAACGAGACGGTCGGGTCGAGACCGCCCGGGCGTGAGATGTGCCCCTTTTCGATAGCACTCTCTAGAGCAGAAATGTCGAGGGTGCCGCGCATCCTCGTGGCGGCGGCGTTCAAAATGTTTGCCGCAGGTATGGCACTCCACCATGAGCCAGGTCGAAGAATCGCGGCCCGGATGATGTCTTGCGGTGTGAGCGCCGACGCTGAGGAGTTCAAGGTTTTCGAGTCGATTATCGGCCCGGTTGCCGTTTCGGTGATGAACCTGCTCCCACGGCTCAAGGCTTCTTCCCAAGTGCTCCGCCATGACGACACGGTGTTCAAGGTCGTACGTATCGCCGACTCTAACCGCGACGTATCCGTCAGATCGCGTAAATCTGCCAGTGTACTTTGCAGTTCTGAGGCAGTCCATTGAGCAGAAGCGAACGCCTCGCCGTACTCGTCCGGGCTTAACGTCGAACTCTCGCCCGCAACACTCGCACGTAACAGTAACCACAGCCGAACCTCTACTTTATATAGGTTCCCAACTGTTATATACTGTTCCCTTTCACCTCCAATCGGCTTCTGCGCCATGATGACGTACTCGACTGCCGGCTTCAGGGCCGTGCCCCATCCCGACCACTCGCGGGCCGCGTCGGTCGCTGGGGCGGTGATGTCGAGAGCGCACGCCCCCCGATCAGCCCCTTGTCCGGGCGCAACGGCGAGGCGCGATCCGTTCACAGATGCGATCTTCTCGCGCTCGGCTTCTGCGCGCTCGACGAGCGGGGAGAACTCGTCAGAGAGCTCGAGACGCCCCTTCAGGATCGCCCAATCGCTCGATGTCGGAACGCGGGCACCGTGGGGATCCTGCCGCTCCCAATGCTCGCAACCATCGACGTACCCAAACCACGCATTGACATCGGTGCGGGACAGTCCGGCGGCCTCTCGCATCTGACGGATATGTCGCCCGAGTGCGTACCGATCTTCAAATCGGCGCCCGTTTGCCTTATCGATAGCCTTCGAGACGTCGAGCGACTTCGGGAAGCCCGAGCCATAGATCCAGCCGAGGCAGTCGCGGATCTCCCATCCGGCATCTTCGATCGCGCAGGTCAGCCGGTGAAAGGTCCGCGTCCCGCCGAAGGCGAGCAGATGGGCGCCGGGCTTCGCCACTCGCAGCGCCTCGATCCAGTAGCGTTCGCCGGGCACGCCGTGGTCCCAGTCGCGGGCCATGAAGTTGAGGCCGTACGGCGGATCGGTCACGATGGCGTCGACGCTCGCCGGCTCCATCTCGCGCATGACGTCGAGGCAATCGCCCTGTATGATTCGTGCTACCATGATCGAACTCCTGAGACGACGCCGAACCGGCCGGCACCGCTCCCGCGCTTGGCGTGGGTGTAGAGCGCGTAGCGTGTCGCGTCGCAGTTGTGTACGAGAATAGAATTGGCGAAGAAGTTGTGAGCGCCGTCGACGGTCAGGTTATAGACCGGGACGGGCCTTTCGAGCCGCCCAAGACGCACGCATTCCACACGACTTGGAGCAATAGCGGGCCTTGGAATATCGGTTAACCTCAAATCCGGCGCCGCAACAGTCACACCGCCGCACGACGTTATCCACACCGGAGGCGCGGCGGGCCGCAGACCTGCACGCGTTCGAGCAGAAGCGGTGCTGCCCGACGGGGAGCCGTTGATAGGTTGCCCCGCAATGCTCGCAGACAAAATCCGCCGGAGCGAGGTTGTCCACGACCTGCCGGGCGTGCTCGCGGTGCCATTCCCGCCCCTCGTCAGATCGGTGCCAGCCGACGGTGAGCGGGCGGATATTTGCAAGGTGTCCGCGCCGCCATTCGGCGAGGGCGGGGTCGGAGTTCTGTTGATGCCAGGAGAGATGGTCGTGCCCCGGAAGGCACGCGAGATTATCGACGGAATTGTTGAGCGGGTCGCCGTCGATGTGATGGATGTGGTGCCCGTCGGGGATCGGCCCGTGGGCGGCCTTCCAGATCTCGACGTGGAGGTGTCCGACTCCCGCCCGGATGTGGTTTGCAGAGGGTCGGTAATAGACGCGATCCGGCCGGCGCTTGCTGTTGGGATAGCGCCGGAACTCCACGCCGTTGAACACAACGGATTCCCTTTCAACCGCCATACGTAGTCACCATATCGTAGGGCGTCTATTGGCATAAAGGTTCCGTTTCCTGTCAGAACGGGGTGATCGGGCGTCCCTTTGAGGCAGAAACCGTCATCGGTGAAGAGCCATCGGAGGTCTCGTGTATATCCGGTTCTGCCCGCCGCGAGCACCTCGTGGTAGCCATCGGAGGTGAGCACCTCCATTCCCGGTTTGATCTGGTTGATCCATAGTTGGCCCTCGGTCGTTTCGATGAGCGTGTCGGCGGTCAGGCAGAGGTGGTCGTTGAACTTCACGGGCTCCTCGAGGACGCGCCCGCCGCGGTCCTCGCGGTACTTGTACGCCCGGATCTCGCTGATGAGGTTGGCCGACGCCGGGTCGATGTGCAGCCGGATCCGCTTGACGTAGTCGATACCGTCCTTCACGCTCTTGTCCGCCGCGAGGCACCGGAACCCGGCCCGCTTGATCTCCTCGATCCGGGCCGGCTCGGCCGCGTCGGCATAGATGATGGAGCCGGGCACGACCAGCTCCTTCAGCCGGCCGATGATGTCGGCGTTGGTGAGGTGGGTCTGATAGAGCCGCTCCGAGACGAACGTCTGTTCGCCGTGGAGGCAGACCTCGACGAGCGCGGACGGGTTGGTGTGGCCGAAGTCGAGCCCGTAATACCGATCCGTCGGCCGGGCCGCGGGCGCCGGCGCCACGGTCCAATTCGAGTAGATGATGTTCCGCAATACGCCGGGCTCGCCGAGCACGTAGATGCGGTAATAGTTCTCGTCCTGGTTGACCAGGTCCTCGAGTTGCCGCATGTAGTCGGCGTCGAGATACGGGTTGTCCTTGTAGGTCGAGTGCAGGACGGCCACGTCCGGCCGCTCCTGTTGGACGAGGTCGGTTATCACCCAGTGGTAGGCGTCGATCGGGTTGAAGGTGAGAATGATCTGGTTGGGCCGCGCGCCCGCCCGCCGGAGCCGGAGGTTCAACTGCAGGAAGTCCTCGCGCTCGATGTCGGTCGCCTCTTCGACCCAGACGAGGTTGAACTCGGCGCTCTTGATCTTCTCCGGGTCATCCAGTGATTTGAAGAGGATCTCCGAGCCGTTGACCGTGATCAGCAGTTCGGACTTGTTGTGCGCGAACGGCACGCCCCACGCGCGCAGGGTGTCGAGGATGAGCCGATAGGCGGTGATGCGGAGCGCCGGCAGGGTCTTGCGGATCACGGCGATCCGGATGTCCGGCACGGTCAGGAGCAGATGGCAGACGTGCTGCGCGACGGCGAAGGACTTGCCCGAGCCTGCCCCGCCGTACACGACGAGGATCCGCTCGGTCCTGCTGTCCAGCCACCGCCCGAACTTGGGGATGCGGGCGACCTGTTTTTCAATCGTCTGCATTATCCCCCGTCGGCGCGTCGACGAACCGGATCACGAGTTCGGTCCCGCCCGGCCCGGCGTGCTCCATCTTCTGCGCGGGATACAGCCCGTGGCGCTTGTTGGCTTCGGTGTTGATGCTGTGAAACGTCTTGACGTCGTCCACGGCCAGGGCCCGCTGCCGGGCGTAGTCGTCCCGGGCGTCCGCCATCGCGGCGAGTTCGTCGACGGTGTCGGCGTACCGGGCCTTGAGTTCGGTGCGGGCGTCGATCATGTACGCGTTGATGGTCCCGAGGTCGACGCCCCACCCGAGGTCGTCGTTGCCGTGTTTGTGGATCGCGTGGCGGTCGATGCCCCTGAGCATGAGCTTCAGCACTTCGAGCACGCGGCGCGACCGCTCGGCGCTGTTCGTCTGCATCGCCCCCGTCGTGCCGCCCTTCGGTGGGCGGAGGACCGTGCCGGCCTCGAGCAGGAGCTTCCGGGCCCGCGGATACGAGACGCCGAACTGCTGCCGGACTTTCTCGATGCTCGCGCCGGCCTCGTAGGCGGCCCGCATGGCGGCGGGGTCGGGGTCAGACGAACCGATCATCCGTGTCCGTCGCCTCGTGCGGGTAGTCGGTGCGGAGTTCGCGGGCGCGCGTCTCGGCGGTCAGATCGTCGAGCTTGTCCTCGATCCTGAGCAGTGCGAGCGCGAGCCGGCTCAGGGCCGTCTTGACTTCGGCGTCGCGGCGGTTCTCGGCCTCCGTGATCGCGTCGAGGTCGGCGCGGGCCGGGGGGGCGTAGATCCCCCCGGACGTGCCGACGAGCACCTGGCCCGAGGTCGGCGCCGTCCCGGTCCCCGTGCCGCCCTTCGCGACGGCGAGGGTCGCGATCGCCGGCTCGTACGTCCCGGCGTGGAGGTGGTTCGCCGCGGCCTTCCCGGCGATCGCCGCGTCGATGAGGTCGAGGTTGTCGTTCACCAGCGATTGCCAGCGCCCGGCGTAGGCGCCGAGCATGGCCTTCTCGAACGCAAAGGTCGCGGTATATGTCGAGTTCGGGTCGACCGGGGCGTGTGCCATGTGGTCAGATCTCCGCGATCACGGCCATACGTACCCCGCCTGGATGTAGGCGTACAGTTGGCTGATGGTCACGACCGGGACGCCGAGCCCCTTCACGTAGGCGACGAGTTCGGCGAACGCTTCCGGCGTCCACCCGGTGCCGTCCTCGTACCCCGGATCGCCAGATTCGGCGCCCGCCGGTTCGAGGGTGTGGACCAGGAACGTCACGATCCGGCCGGGCGATCCCGTGGTGAGGATCTGTTGCGCCGCCTCGACGGTGCGGACGTTCGAGTTGTTGTAGAGGTTGTACACCCCTTTGATCTCGTACGGGTTCACTATCGGGGTCAGCTGCTCCGTCATGCCCGACCGGGCAAACGTCCGGCCGGTGAGCATCCCGGTCGCGGCCATCGCCGTGAAGGTGTCCTCGTCCCACGACCCGTTCGGATAGGCGACGTGCCGGGCGGCGCGGGGCATCCCGTTCGCTTCGAGATAGAGGGCGCAGTTCTCCAGGTATGCCTCTTGCTCCGCCTCCGTCTTATCGGCGAGGTAGACGTGGACGCTGCAATGGTTCCCCACGTCCCACCCGTCGGCGTACATCTCCTGGTACTGCGCGAGCGTGATGTAGGGTTCGTGGCTGTCGATGGTGCCGCTCGTCGCGTAGACGGTGCCCTTGAAGCCCTGTGCTTCGAGGGTCGGGTAGGCGTGGGTGTACACGCTATCCCACGCATTGTCGAACGTGAACAGCACGGCCTCGGGCAGAACGGGAGGTTCTGGGGGAGGCGGCGTCATAAATTTATATCAATCCCCCGGGGCGCCATGATGGCGTTAATGGCGCGGCAGTTCTGGTCGACCTGCGCGTCGGCGAGGAATGTCGGGTAGACCGTGAAGAACGAATCCGCTCCGACCCGGAAATAAAAGTCGCCGGCCCTGCCGAGGTAGAACGACGTGAAGGTTTCGAGCGCGTTCGTCGCGGCGACGACCCCCGTCGTCTCACGCGCCCATGTGCCGTATAGCCCCTTCCGGGCTTCGAGAACCTCGCCTCCCCTGAATCGAACGGTGATGAGGTCGGGCGTTGCGGTGAGTCTGCCGGGGAGCTGGAGCGACGTGATGGCCGTTCCATCGGTCACCTGCACCCTGACGGCATCGGCGTCAGCGCTGCCGTTCGTCGAGTCGCGGATGCGGATCGCGTTCGCGTTGGTGTCTAACTTCGCCGCCCCGAAGATGCCCTTGTGCGGAGCGCTCGTTGTCGTCGAGCACACGATCTGGAGCGTGAACTCGGTCAGCCCCTTCAGGGCCGGGACGAGCGAGGAGAGGTTGATCCAGTCGCCACCGTCGTACGAAACGCCCTGCGGGGTCCAGGTCGGCGCGGCGGCACCGGCCCCGAGCGTGCCGTCGTAGGCGTTGCCGGAGAAGTCGCGGAGGGTCGTGCCCGTGCCCTCGTTGAACAGGTAGATGGCCGCGGCGCCGGGGACGAAGCACTTGGTCGCGCGCCGGGCGAGGGGGAGAGAGAGTGTCATGAGCGACTCCAGCCCGAACGGGATCATACGAGCTGCACGGCGACGTCCGCCGTTGCCCCTGCGGTGATCGTCTTCACGGCCACGACGAACTCGGACGCGCCCTTCACGTCAACCGTGAACGTCTCGCTCCTCACACCGGCCGTGACGATGCCCGGACTGCCGGGGGCCCACTGGTCGCCCGTCTTCACGAACGGCACGACGGTCAGCGCCGGCATGGCCGTCAGGGCCACGGGGTTCGCGATGGCCCGGACGTAGGCCGTCTGCCGGCCCGTGCAGTCGATGGCGCCGGACGTCCCGGTGCCGGCGACGGCGACGAGGCCGGGGGAGATCGCGTAATTGGTGGCGTACAGGGCGGCGTCCGTGTCCGCGCCCGTGCCGACGAGCTTGACCAGGACTTTGCCGGCCGTCCCTCCGGTCGTGGTCACGGTCTCGACGTCCGTCACGACGCACCCGGCGGCCCGCTGTGCCTCGGTGATCTCGCAGAGCCTCTTGGGGGCCGCGTCCGTGCTGAAGAACACGACGTACGACTCGGCGCCGACCACCTGCGGGATGGTGACGAGGACGGACGTGTTTTCGTCCGGGGTGATCGCGACGATGTCGGAGCGGGTGCTGTATCCGTAGCAGGTGCCGACGGCGACGGCCACGTTGTGCTCGGCCGCATCCATGACGCCGACGGTTTCGTCTTTCGCGGCCGTGATGGTCGGGGCGGCGAGGAGGTCGCCGGCGGCGGTGGCGCCGGTGCGGTGGAGGATGACGGGGTCGCGCTTCACGACTTCGAGCGTCGACAGGTATGAGGAGAGGCGGTTTTCGGTCATGGTCAGTCAGACAGGCCGACGATGACCCGCACCGGCGCGGGGAATCTCCTGGCGGACTGCTCGAACTCGGGAGCGTACCGGCCGCGCTCGGCCTCGGAGCGCGCGATGTTGGACGAGTCCCACGCGGCGGACGGGTCGGCGGGCATCACTTCGGCCTCGCGATCTCGATGCCGGCCGCTTCGACGGAATCGAGGAACGCGATGGCGGCGTCGGTGAGCTTGTCCTTCTCGGTGGCCGTGTAGCCGCCCGGTTTCATGGCATAGTAGCAGGATGCGAGGAGAGCGAACGACTGCACGCACGCGACGAGCGCGCGGCCCCGGCGAGAGGCGATGTACCCGCCGGCCAGTCCCAGAACGGCGATGACGCCGCCGAGGATCGGCACGATGTCGGACATTATAATAGTTAGAAATGAGGTATACTTAAACATGATGTAAAAGAGAGCCGGTTATCTACTCGCCCGGGTTGGCGGTGACGGTGCACCACGCGCGGAAGTCCTCGAGCGTCGCGGCGATCGCGCGGGCGGTGCGCGTGGTGCGGCCCGATCGCGCGCGGCGGGCGTAGAAGTGGTTCGCGACGATGGCGGGGTCGGCGAGGAAGAGCCCCTGTTCGCCGCACTCGCGCCAGACGCGATTGAGCATGTCGAGCCGGCGCGAGACGGTGGTGGGGGCGTCGTGGACGTGGCAGAGGCGATAGGCGCCCCACTGCCGGATCAGGTCGTCGACCTGCTGCGGCGGGCGGGGGGATCCCGCCCCGAGGGTCACTCGACCACCCTCTTCCACCGCGAGCCGTGCGGGAAATGCCCCGCCACGTCGTCGTCCATGAACCCGCCGCCGACAAGCATCACCTTCGTGCCGTCTGGCAGGACAGTCTTGATGCAGCCGTCTTCGGACAGGATATACGCCTCGGGCTCCGGGGGCAGGACGATGGGCGGGACTTCGGGTGTGTCGACGGCCGGGGGCTTCTCGTCGGGGATGGTCATGTCGGGGCCAATGTCGTACACGATCGCGCCGTTCAGCGTGGACGTCTTCCAGACCTCCACCACGGGCTTCTGCGCCGCCCGGATGGTGATGGCCGGCCCCTGAATCGAATACCCGATCTTATCGTACTTGTCGCGCTGCTGTGCCGCGTGGTTGTCGCAGCCGAGGTAGTCGATGCGGAGGGCCCGGCCGAAGGTGACGGCGGGGGATGGTGGGTCCACGAGTGTCAGGTCGAGACTGCCGCCGGAGCCGGCCTGCCCGACGAACGCGCGCACCTTTGCGCCCGTGCTCGTGAACTGGATCTTCGCGCCCGGCGCGCCGTAGTTGAGGATCATGCCATACGCCGACCCCTCGTCGGAGCAGTTGATGACATTGAGCGTGTTCGCCTTCTCGTTGACGATGCCGAACCCGGCGTTGGCGCACGCTTCGGTGTGGCAGTCGATGAGCCGGCCCGTCTGGACGTAGAACCCGGACCGGAACTTCTCGACCGACACCGGGCTCGTCCGCCGGCCGCAGCGCGTGGCGGTGCACCGCTCGAAGAGGACGTCCTTCTGGTTCTGCCGGTGGCCGGACCACGAGCCGTCCAGGTGGAACCCGTCCTGCCAGGCGTCATCCACGAAGCAGTCGCGGACGGTGAGCCGTGTGATGTCGCCGGCGTCGGGGATGTCAAACCCGCAGGACCAGTCGCGCGAGCCGGCCGGGCCCTTGCTCCGGTCCTGCGGCTCGAAGCCGGAGCCGGGCGAGAGCGCCGTGCACCCTTCGAAGAGCACGTCCCGGAACTCGCCGCCCTCCTGCGCGCCGCCCTCGAGATTCAGGTTGAACGTGTGGTGGTAGCTCCGGCGGCCCGTGCACCGGCGATAGGTGAGCTTCTCGAGCATCTTCGTGCGCGAGAGGGGCAGCCACGTCATGAACATGCCCGTCGCCGCCGCCTTCGCGCCGTGGTTCAGGTGGGTGACGCCGTCGAGGGAGTGATCGATCTGGACGTCCTCGACGGTGTACCGGGAGGCGTAGTTGTAGAGCGTGATGTACCCGTTGGCGCTGAAGTTCCGCAGGGTGACGCCGGGCGCGCGGGAGACGATCCGCATCGGGTTCGGTGCGATCAGGTGCGCACCGTGGCCGTCGAGCGTCGAGCCCTCGCCGACCTGTTGCAATCCGGACGGGAGTTTGTACGTCTCGCCGCCGATCAGGTCGACGGTGGTGCCGTCGCGCTTGAGCTCGGCGAGGGCGGCGGCGATGTCGGCTGGTTTGTAGGTCATGCGTCCGCCACCTTGATATGCAGCTCGCGCCGTCCGGCGTAGTGGCGGAAGAGGGCATACGCGAGATTGCCG